TGCTAATATAACCCTGGCGGAAAGACGTTATTCAAGGGGGTATTTATGAAACAACGCAAGTTTCTGTATAGGCTTAATCTCAGTAAAGATGCTATAACTAAACTTTCCATGAATCTGCTGAGGATCGAAACTGGTTCAAGCGACATTTTCACAAATCCAATTTTAAATGATATGTCTGCTGATGATGTTCTCTCTGGTTGGGATAATATCTTCCGGTCTTCTGAAAAGATAAATAAACCTTTAATGGAGCTTGAGACGTCAAATCGTTCTAAATTTGGTCCTAGGAGCATTGCTATACCTTGGATGGAACGTAAGGAGTCTGTAGAGTCTTATTTTGGATTAAGCTCTTTGGGTGATGATTTGAGTGCCCCAGTACCCATCCTCAACAGACTAAGACCTTTGGACATCGGGACGGCATCTTTGTACCTGAAGAATAATTCCAATTCAGGGCTTCCATTCTATATGAAGAAGAAGAACGTTAAAAGCACTGTTCTTTCTGAAGACGTCTTTAGGAAGTTAATTGCTAGGAGGGATCCATGTGTGTTGTTCACTAGAACTCAAGAGAATAAGAAGACCAGGACTGTTTGGGGTTACCCAATCGCGGACACGCTTAGGGAAATGCAATTCTATAGACCTATTCTCGACATACAGAAACGTTTGGGATGGCGCGCCGCACTCAGCACTCCAGAAGTCGTAGACAGGGGTGTAACGGATATTATCAATACGGCATTAAAACAGAACCTCGAGATTCTCTCCATTGATTTCTCATCATATGACGCATCAGTTAAATCTGGTCTTCAGAAGTCCGCATGGTCTTATATCAAGCAAATGTATCAGTCAAAGTATCATGCTGAGATTGATGATATTGCTGACAGATTTCTAAGGATAGGTTTAATTACACCAGATGGCATCATGTCTGGACCACATGGTGTTCCAAGCGGGTCGACTTTTACTAATGAGATTGACTCGATCGTCCAATACTTGGTGGCTTACCGTTGCCGTGATATTCTACATATCGATAAGTGTCAAATCCAGGGAGACGACGGCCTATACATAGTTTCTGACCCTGTGCGTGTTTCAGAACACTTTAAGAACTATGGACTTAGTGTAAATATGGACAAAAGTATAGTCGCTAAAGATCATGCAATATACTTACAATCGTTATTTCACAACGATTACAGGGACTCGACTGGCC